TCTAAGAGTAGGAGAATCAAAGAGCAATTCAAGGTTTGGATTTACTATTGCTCCCAATGTTCTTTTTACAAGACTTTGAACTCCTGCTGCTTGTCCTGCAAATATTTTCTGAATAGCACCTTTTACTTCTGGAGCATTTTGTGACACTGCATCAGTAATTTTAGTGAGAGCATCTGCTTGTCCCTGATCTCCAAGACCCTGAAGTGCAGCAGCACTTGTAGCAGCTTGAAGTGCATTCATTTTGTCTTCTCCCCAAGTCACAGCATTTGAGTCCTTGATACCAGTTTGAATTGGTAAGATAACAGTTCCTAATATTCTACCTCCAGTATCAGATGCACCTACTCTTGCCCTATCACCAAATCCAAATGTGCCACTTGGTTGCAATTCCTTAGTTTTATACTCAAGCATAGCAAACTTGATTACATCTTGTTGAGGATTCAAGTCAAGTGGATATCTATAGTTTCCAAATGATTTTCTAGTTCCTGCTCTTTGTTTGATAGATATATCGTTTAATGTTTTGTTGGTAACAGTTTCTAAATCAGAATTTGCTGCTGTTGTTGCTCTTCCGGTAGACAATAACTCTGTGGTTCTTTGTCTGCAACCAGCAGGAGTATTTGATGGAGATGCTGCTTCACAACCTCTCTGTGCAGTTTTTGCTGCTTCATCTCTTAGTTTTTTTAGATTTGTTGCTGATAAAAGTTCTTTTCTCTGTGCTTCATTGAAAACAAAACTAATATCCTTTCCAAGAACAAATTTATTGTCTGGTGGTGTAAAAGAACCTATTGTATTAGCAGGAAGATTACCTCTTCTTTCAAAAAGAACTTGTTTACCAGTTTCACTATCTACTTCAAAATATAACTTTTTTCCAGCATCAACAGGCGATGGAAATATATTACTATCGCTTGGACCTCCGAATAACCCCATTACCTTTGTGCCTTTTATTTATTTAGTATGAATTTTCCATATTGTATAGAGAGAAGGTCATCTAACTCTTCTGGTTTCACAATATAAACTTGACCAGCAAGTTCTTCCCAAGTATATTGTCTATAATCTCTCCAATGAAAGTTGAGACCACGAAACCCCCATTGAAATAACTCAGTTACTGCAACAAGTGGATGTTGATCATATGTAATTCCAGGAGTTTTTGCCTGATATACGAAAGTACAAATAGTTCCCGCATCAGGAACTGGAGTTACTGTATCGTTTAGTGCTTCCATAATCATAAGCATCTGGTCTTCTTGATCAAAAGATTCATTTATGGTATCAAGTATTGGCTCTATGCGATTCATTTGAGACCTAATTCGTTTTCTGTGATTAGTTTGAACTCAATTCTTCTATCTGCACAAAATTCTTGAGCAGCTTTCCACTTTGCTTGATTCACTGCATAAGTTTGACACTCATAGATATATGATTTAGTAACTCTCGACTTTTTCTTTGGTGGTAGAGTTTGTCTTTGTGGTTTTACTTCAATCACATATGTTTTAATGTTTCCTGTACCTTCTTTTACTTTGATGATGAAATCTGGAAAGTATCTATGAACTCTATTATCTTTAGGTGAAATATAGGGTATCCAAAATTCTTCACTGCCCCACTCAAGAATATTTTCATTCAAATCACAATAACGACAGAACTTTCGCTCCCAACTACTTCTACAGATAATATTATTGGGGTCTCCTTTATATTTTTTGGGAAATGAAGGTTTGTATCTACTTTTGATACTTTCAGCCATACATAGTATATAAAGTCAAATACTATTTAGATGGCTGGTAGAGTAACAATAGATCAGTTTAGATCCCAGTTAAGAAGACCTTCACTTACATCAAAGTATTATGTGGAGATTCCTCTTCCTGCCAGTAAAACTGCTGGAAGTGATAGTGCATTTAGAAATTTTTCAAGAGCACAGGGACTCGATATTACTACGAATGTTCAGAGAAATATAAACTTATATTGTACGGAAGCATCTCTTCCTGGATCAAGTCTTGCAACATTTGAAATGACCAGTGATAGAACTGGTGTCACAGAAAGACATGCTCATCGTAGAGTTTATGATGATAGAATTGATCTTACATTTTATGTTGATGGAAATGATTATCTGATCATTAGATATTTTGAGACTTGGTTAGATTTTATTAGTGGGTCCGGAACAACAAGAGATTTTGTGACAGCACCTGATGCTAGAAATGAACAAAGAGGAGAAAACTATTTTTATAGGATTAACTATCCAGATGAATATACTTGTTCTGGATTTACAGTTACAAAATTTGAAAATGACAGTTTTGGATCAGCAGATCCAACGGGAAATAGTTTAGTATATAACTTTGTAAAGGCATTTCCTATCTCAATCAACTCAATGCCTGTTTCTTATGAGTCTTCACAGTTATTGAAATGCACTGTGTCAATGACTTACTTGAGATATGTTATTGAGAAAACCACAGCACAAACTCTACCTCCAAGAAGGACACCCCAGCCACAAATACCTAACGGATCAGCAACTGCAAGACAATTCTTTAATGATAATAGGACTAGTTTGCTTAATGATAGAAACGGAAACCAGTTTAATTTTGATTTAAACAGATTTGATAATATCTTTAGTAATATCAATTCAATTATTGCATAATAAATAATCACATTGAACTTCTATAGGACATCATGCCTTTACCAAAGATTGCTACGCCAACTTATGAACTTGAGTTGCCATCTACAGGACAAAAAATTCAATACAGACCCTTCCTTGTAAAAGAAGAGAAAGTTCTTGTTATTGCTTTAGAAAGTGAAGATACGAAACAAATCACAACAGCAATCAAATCTGTCATTAAAAATTGCATCAAAACTAAAGGTATTAAGGTAGAGACTCTTCCAACATTTGATATTGAGTATCTTTTCTTGAATATTCGTGGTAAATCAGTTGGAGAGGAGATTGAAGTTAATATTCTTTGCCCAGATGATGAAACTACTCAAGTACCGATAACTATCAATATTGATGATATCAAAGTCCAAAAGGATGATGATCATAATAATAAAATTAAGATTGATAGTGAAATTATGATGGTGATGAAGTATCCATCATTGGATCAGTTTATCAAGAATAATTTTGATTTTGAAAATAAAAATGCAATGGATCAATCGTTTGAATTGATTGCATCTTGTATTGAGTCTATTTGTAGTGAAGAAGAAGTTTGGGCAACTGCAGACTGCTCTAAAAAAGAAGTTAATGAGTTTCTTGAATCAATGAATTCTTCACAATTCAAAGGTATTGAAAAGTTTTTTGAAACAATGCCTAAGTTATCTCATATTGTGAAAGTTGTCAATCCAAATACTAAAGTTGAAAGTGAAGTTGTACTTGAGGGATTAGCAAGTTTTTTCGCGTAGCCATGGTTCATATGAACCTTATGGCATATTACCAACTTAATTTTTCCTTGATACAATACCATAAATATTCATTGACAGAGATTGAAAATATGATTCCTTGGGAACGTGATGTCTATGTTGGTATGTTACAGAATCATCTTGAAGAAGAAAGGTTAAAACAACAGCAAGCGAATGGCATCTAGGACTACTACCGATCCAATAGAAATACTCTTAGAGATGGGTGTAGACCTAGATAATCTCTCTGAAGAGGAGGATTATCTTAGTGCCCTGATAGAAGCAATTGCGACTATTCAGTTTCAAACAAAGGGTGCTGGTGATGAAAGATCTGCTATTCTCCAAAAAGAAGTAGTAAAGATAAGAAAGCAAAGAAAGGCATCAGCATTTAAAGTAAGAAAGACAAAAATATCTGCTGAAGCATTCAAGAAAGGAACTGCATCTGATTCATCTACAAAGGAATCTCAAGCAGCATTACCAACTGCTGCTATAATTCCTTTTAGAAATCCAAAAATAAATCTGGACCCAGTAGAAACTGAAGAACCAGAAGTAGAAAAAGAAAAGGAAAAAGAAGAAGTAAAGGATAAATCAAAAAATTATCTCAAGGATATTTTAAAATCAGTAACTAATATTGCAGATATACTGAAGCAGCAATATAGTCTGAAGAAAAAGACTGCTGATTTTGATAGAAAGAAGGCAGAAAGAGAGAGAAGAGATTTACAAAAGAAAAATCTAGCAAAAAGATTTGAAGGTCTCAAAAATGTAGCACAAAAAATAATTGCTCCTGTGAGCAGTATCTTTGATAAAATATTTGGATTTTTATTTAATATTTTATTAGGAAAATTTTTGATGAAGTTGGTGGATTGGTTTGCCGATCCTAAAAATCAAAGTAAAATCAAATCTATTATTAGATTTCTAACTGATAACTGGCCAAAGTTACTCTCAGCATATCTAATCTTTGGTACAGGTATTGGTAAGTTTGCAAGATTTCTTGTAAAGATTCTTGCTAAAGGTGCTGTTAGATTAGCAGCAGCAACAGCAGGATTGATTGCTAAATTATTTGGTTCAAGGAAACTTGGTAAGTTTTCTAGATTTCTTGGTAAAAGAGGAGGTCTTATCTCTGGTGGTATTCAAGCAGTCGCCACCATTGCTGGTTTCAAAGCATTAGAAAGTGCTTTTACACAAGAATTGGGTGGTGAAGAATCAGCAAGTATTGATAGAGATATACCTGCACAACCTGTAGAAGGATTTAAAGGTGGTGGTGTAGTTCAACCTATTCAAAAGTTTGCAAATGGTGGATTAGCAAAACCTGTTGAGAACTTTATAGTTGCTGGCAATAACACATTTAACCTGAGTGATGCAAAACAATCATCACAAAACTTTGTAGATAATAATATTTCTCAGAACTTTATAGGTAATAATAATACTTCTAATAATTCTTATGTAAACAAATATCGAGGTGGTGACTTAGTTCAGTCTGGTCAGAACTTTATAGGTGATAATAATACTTCTAATAATTCTTATATAAACAAATATCAA